TTAAGTTAAGAGGTTAATACTACTTTTTCTTACAGGTCTATGAAACAATAAAAGAATAAACAAAAACCGCAATATAGCGTTCGATTTAATTATTTTTGTTAAAATTGAAAGAATAAACAAAAATAAATCGCTACCTTCATAAAACAACGGTGACCTCGTTGACAACATGGGTATCTTTGATAGGTTTCGACGCAACGCTTCTGCCGCAGAAGAAACGGTCGTACACCGTGTTGGTTCAAACATTTCACTATCAGTAGCCGCAGGTTTGCCAAACATCTTTGAGGAAACCGAGAAATTCCAAAGCGAAACAAATTTCATCAACAAGTTCGACTTGTACGACAACATGGTCAAATTAGACCCCGAACTAAACGGTGCAGTCCGAAGCGTGGCTTTGACTGCTAACAATTACGAGATTGACTACAAAAAAGCCAAGAACAGTGCTATCCGCAACGCAATCATGGAAATGGTTGACCGTGTTGACTTTGACGACTTTCTCATTAACGCACTACGCAACCTACAAGTGTATGGCAACGACATTAACAAGTTAGTAGGTCGTACCGGTGTAGGTATCACCAATATCCAAAGCCTGCCTATTCGCCAAATCACTATCGTTGACAACCGTGGAGCCAACGGACTACCGTTCACCGCTGACCAAAACAGTCCGATTATGACAAACGACTTTTACATCTTGCGAGAACAGGGTATCGACACTATGGTTTTCCCTCGTAGCGAGATTGTTCACTTCCGAACCGACTTCCGTAGCAATTGGTACGAAGACACAAAATTGCGTCAAACCTATGGTGTGTGGGGCCAATCTCGGTTTTCTTCTCTTGAGCAAGTAGTTCGTGTTAAGTACAACACAATGAACAACCGTATTGCCCTTGAAGATGTACTAACAAAGCAATTCATTACGATTGACAAGTCTGCTATTGAACACATCCAAGACCCCGACGAACAACAAGAAAGGCTTGGAATTATCATGGATGAAGTTATCAAATTGTTTGAAGGTCTGCGTGGCGACCAAATGCCAATCCTTCCTTCCTATGTCACACTACACCATGTTGACCTCAAAAACACAATTCCCGACAACAGTGGTTTCCTCGACATGGTTGGTGCTAATGTAGCCGCTGTTCTGCATGTCCCTCGTGTCGCCGCAGGGCAAGAAAAGGGTTCGACCTTTGCCGCTACCTACAACGCAAATATGTGGGCTAATACGGCTATCTCTCGGCTTCAATCTATTGTGAAGCAAGGTATCATGGAATTGTTCTCTAAGCAGTTAGAACTAATGGGTATTAAGCACCAAAAGAAAGACTTGCCGGAATTTAACTTTAAGCCAATAGCAGAAGAATCCCCAATGGACTCTATGAAGAGAGCAGTGCTTGGTTATGATGCTGGCATCCTAACACTTAATCAAACACTCGAACTTATCGGAATGCAACCGGAGTCTGAAGGCACAATCCGAAAGGAAGGTACGAAAGGCAAAACCGGCGAACTTCCAAGAACAAATCAACAGGAGGGTATGAAGGATGAGTAAGAAAAACCCAAATTCATTTAACGACAAAATGGTACAGCGCACTGTACTTCCAGCAATTTACCTATGGCTTCTTGCAAGCGGTGCAGTAGTAGGTATGGGTATTTGGAAACCCGATGTAGTCTTGCAAAACCTTGACGGTTTTATTGCACTTATTGCCATCATTGGTGGCGTTGCAGGCCCAGCCCTTTCAACAGTGTTGCGTATGTGGGAATCCGAACAAACCATCGAAATCGACAACATCCCACAAGAACTAAAGCATGAGCGTGAGCGTGACGGAGAAGAGCATGACCACAAGATGTTCTTGGAAAAGAAAGCCCAAGAGCATGTTCATGCTGTTAAGTTCAAAAGTCTTGAAGAGTGAACCACATGATTGTGGAATGTTTGCTTAGAAAAGAACTGGAAGAAATTTGGCAAGACCTGCCATTCCCAAGCGAAAAGGGCTATCCTCAAATCTTTGACAACATGGACTATTGGGTCTTATTTGTTGACGACGAGCCAGTGGCATACACAGGTTCTCTAATCCTTGAAGACTTTGCTTTTGTTGGAAACACCTATGTTAAAAAGAAATACCGCAAAAATAAGTATCACCCATTCTTACTAAGCGAAAGAAACAATTCCCCTATTCTTTGCGATTTGCCAAAGGTCACGGTATTAAATCCAATAGAGCAAATAAAAATGCAGACTCTTGTTAATACTGTTTTGTCGCTTGGTTATCAAAAAGTCTGCTCGTATTATGATGTACAAGATATAATGTCACTTTCTATGTATGAAGACATTCTAAACGAAACCCAACAAATTTGGCGAATGGATTAAAAGTCACTCCGTATGTCGCAACACTATGCCAACCGTCGAAGATGATGAGCAAATCATTCAAGCCGCAGAATATCAAGGCAAGAAGGTGACGCTTAACAAGCCCTTCCGTACACAAGGCGGACCTAAGAAGTTCGCTGTTTATGTGCAGAACTCAAGTGGCAAAGTCGTTATTGTGCGCTTTGGCGACCCTAACATGGAAATCAAGCGTGACGACCCTAAGCGACGAAAGGCATTCCGTGACCGCCACTCATGCTCCGAAAAGAAAGACCGCACCACACCCGGTTACTGGTCTTGCCGACAATGGTCAACCACAAAAGTTCAAGGAAGTTACGACGAACTATGGGAGCAAAATGAAGGAGAAATTCTTGAGGGTATCGAAGAAGCGGTTGCTTCCGAACCATGTTGCGACTCCTGTGGAGAACACGCAGAAGCAAAGATGATTCGCAAAGATGTGTTTGATAACCCAGCCGAAGCCTCTAAGAGAGCAAAGGAAATGGGATTAGATGGTATTCATTCCCATGAAGAAGATGGCGAAAAAGTATTCATGCCCGGAAAGACCCATGAAGAGTACATGAGTAAAAATAAGGGCAAAGATATTCCTAAGAAAGCATACGACAAAGACGAAGACAAAAAGGCTACGGCTGGGTCATGTCCTATTGGCGAAGAAATGGTGGCTGGGTCATGCCAACCCGTAAATGTCACAATGGAAATTACTGTTGACGAAATAGTTGCTAAAGTCGAAGCATCGACAGGCAAGAACATTCTTGAAATCAAAGGTGTTGCATTCCACGAAGGTTACAACAAGAACCGTTGGGCTATCACAAAGCGTGGTGCCGAAAAGGTACTTGACCAAATGATAGGTGCTGACCTAACTCTTAACCACCCTAAAGCAAAGAGTGTGGGCTTTGAAAGAAATACAGATGGCGGGGTCAACGAAGCAAATGTTGGCAAAGTTATTTCGGCAACAATAAATTATCCCGATAAAGAAAAGTATGAAGTCCGCTATGCCGCTCATGTTTATCGAGAAGAACTGTTTGAGGCTCTTGAGTCCGGACTGTGGCTAAAGCCCGATTACGGTGTTAGCATTGGTGGCTATGGTATTCCTATTGCCGCAAGCGAAACCGGTATGGTATTTGACAATGATTTTACATTTGACCACTTGGCGATAGTTCATAAGCCAGCCTACAACCGAGCAACAATTGAGTCGGTTGAAAAAGTCGAAGAAAACGCAGAAGCAAAACACGGTGGACAACATGGCAAACCCGGAAAGAACGACCCAAGAAAGACTCCCGCTAAACCCGACGAGCGACGCAAGGGGTCTAAGAAAAACCCACCCGGCTCCGCAAAAAAGCCTAACAAGTCAATTACCGTTTCCCCTGCTACTCGAAAAACCTTGCAAAACAAAATGCAAGAACACAACAAGAAAGGAAAAGGTAGTAAAGCATCTATGGGCGCACTTCTCACTGTATTCCGTCGTGGTGCTGGTGCTTTTAGCACAAGCCACGCACCCAATATGTCAAGAAATGGCTGGGGAGTCGCAAGAGTCAACGCCTTCATTTATCTCCTTCGTACCGGAAGACCATCAAATCCCAACTACAAGCAAGACAATGACCTTCTTCCCAAAGGGCATCCTCGTGCTAAGAAAACCGCTTCCACCGAAGAAACCTTGATAAGTCAAACGGCTTCTCGGACAGAATACCGAAAGGGGAATAGCAATATGTCCGAAGAACAAATCGAAGAAACCATTTCCGCAAGTGAAATGGAAGCACTACAAGCAGAACTGGTTCTTGCTCGTGCAGAACTTGAAGAAATGAAGGCTCACGAAGCCTCGCAAGCAGAAGAATCCCGACTTAGCCTCGTTGCCTCCGCAACAGAACTTGGTCTAAAGGGACACGAAGACCTTTCTTCGGACACCCTTAACAACCTCATCGCATCTTGGGAAGCATCCCACCCTGCCGAACCTGTGGTCGAAATGTCCCCAGCAGTTCCAGCATCCGAATCAGCAGTGGCTTCCGAAGAAGTCAAGGCTGAACCCGTTGTCGCCAATTACCTAAACGGTAAGATGGTCGAAACCCCACAAAGTCTTTACGCACAGGCATGGAATGCTTGGGCTTCTGCTTGGAACAAGACACTAAGCGGAAACGAGCGTGGAGATGAGCGCATTAGCGCACCTAACTTTACAGAAATGAAGGAGATGATTTGAATGGTAGCATTTACAAGCAACGACCCCCGCAACGCAACTTTGAAAGACGCAAACACCGTTAGCGGCGTTGGCATCGTTCTCTCAAAAGATGGAACGGCAAACAAGGTTCAATTGGGAGCCGCAACCGATGTACCTTTGGGTGTTTCGGCAGGCGAGTCCAGCCGTGACGCTGAACAAGTTCTCGAAACCACTGGCGCAACCTGCTCCTACTTCCCAATGGGCGGTGTGCAAATGATTGCCGCTCTTGCTGAAACCTACACTACCGGACAATTGGTGTACCTAAAGGGTGCTGGCCGAGTCGGTGGAACCGCAGGCTCCGACAAACTCGTCGGTGTTTATGTTGGCGACGGAGAAGTCGTTGCAACTGCTGGTGATTTAATTCCTGTCAACACAACACAATGTGCTACGGCTTGATAACAAAAAAATAAATGGAAGTGAATAAGATGGCAAACCAATCCCTTGAACAAATTATGAACGCATCAGCCGCCGCCGGACCTTTTGGTACCGGTGACGCTGTTCTCGAACAAACCCTCCGTGATTTCATCCAACTACAAAGCACTCGCATTGCAGTCGGAACACAACTCGTTGGAACCCGAACTGTCCCGTGGCTCGAATTTAAGTGGTACACCGGTGTGCAAGGCACATTCTCGTACCCACTTGACGACGCCGCAACCGTTGACCCTACAAAGATTGGAACTTCCAATTACACTGTGAAATTGCAGAAGGGTCAAGGTCGATGTGTCTTCCTTGACACTGTTCGACTCCGTGGCGAATCCTTTGAGAACATTGACCGACAGCAACTCGCAATCGTTCGTGGTCGAGCCGATGTTATCGACAACAACATTCTCTCCACCCTCCACACTGGTGCTGGACAGACCCAAGCCGCAACCGCAACCTTCGGTAGTGGCTCGGCTGACGAAGAAGGCGACCTCTTGAAGACTATGGATTTGGTCTTTGCAAACGGTCGTGTGTCCGGTGACGAGCCAATGGCTCTTGTCCTCCCTGCTTCGACCCGCAGTGCGCTCTTGAACACCCAACTTTACGGCAATGTCGTGGAGTCCCTTCAAGACCACATGAAGCGAATCGCAAAGATGAGCATTTACTACACCCGTGACTACACCGGTGGAAAGTCCTTGCTCCCAAGCGACGCTACTGGTGCAATCGAAGACGACGCTCTCTTGCTCATTCCGGGCGCAGAAACAGCCGAGTTCTTCACCTACAACGGTGCAGGCTACCAAGAAACCGAACTTACCCGTCTTCCGGGCGTTGGTTTCGACTGGCTCTTGACTGGCTACATGGGAAGCGTTGTTCACCAACACCAAGACGGTGCCGCATCCGGCAAGTCCAACCGAATTGCCAAGATTACCGGCGTCGTTTGAGGTGATTTACTTGGCACAGAACCGTAAATTCCAAGACTTTGTGGAAACAAAGTATCTCGCTGACAACGCTGTCACCGAAGCAAAGGTCGGCGGACTACAAATGCACACGCTTAAGTTCGTGTACGATGGTACAAGCCTAACCACTGGTGCAAAGACATTGACCGACGCAACAGGTGCCGCATTGACGCTACCTGCTGGCGCAATCATCCACTCATACATGATTGACGCAGAAGTACCATTTGGTTCTGCTGGCTCGGCAACAATTGCTCTCGGTATTACCGGAGCCGCTACTGCCCTTTTGGGAGCAACCGCTTTCGATAACGCCGCACTTATCCGAGAAACCTCGCACTTCCGACACCCAAGCGCAGGCTCTCTTGTTCTTGCTGAATCAAGTGTACTATTGACCATTGCTGGTGCCGCTCTTCAATCCGGTCTTGCAAATGTGTACATCAGTTACATGAACACCGTTTGAGGCGTTTAACTTGACTAAAGAATGGACAGAAGCAGACGGTACAGTGTACCGTTTGAATGCCGATGGTAACTACGATGTTATCCCCCCTGCTAAGAAGGCCAAGAAGCCTAAAAAGCAATCCAAGAAAAAGGTGGCTGACGAATGAGTGAGCGCACCAAATTGGCAAAGCAATTAAAGGATTTAGGCATTCCGGTGCCAAAAGATGCAAAGGTCGTTGATATGCGACACCGAGCAGAACACTGGATAAGTGGAAACGGTTGGCTTGTGCGACTTGTTCGCCCAAGCAGTCGAAGACCAAACAGCCCAGCATCCCTTTTACCCGACCGTGAAACATATTGGTTGCCGGACAGTCGCATGGCGCACGAAATTGTTAAGACAAAATTAGTAATGGTTCTCGGAAGATGCGCTCAAGCACCAAAAGGCACCCCTGTTATATCAGTACCGAAAGACTATAACGACAGATGGCCTGTGAGCGGATTAGGTGAAGAAGAATGACCGTCACGACCGACAGCATTCGAGATTTGTTAAACAGACCTCGTGGTCTTAACGAAGGCACAATCACCGAATACATCAGTATGCGTACTGAACAAGTCAACAAATCAGCAAGGAACAATGCGTTTCTTGCAAAAGATTCTGTCAATGTGGTCACAACAGCACAAAAAGAATCAGCCATTAAAGCACTTGTGTGTGCAGATTGCCTACAAGTTATGATTGATACCTTACCTTCCTATGTCAACGAGAGCGAGAGAAAAGAACAAGATATTCGTTTGACCGCCCAATTAAGAGGGTTTATGAAAAGGGGTCAAGACTTGCTCGCTCTTGTTTCGGAAAAAGGTGGAACCGCTATCCAAATAGGCTCTACTAAAACCAAACAAAAGTGAGTATTATGGCAACAATAACATGGATAGGTGGAACTTCCACTGATTCGGGAACAGCGGCCAATTGGTCGCCAACCTCTATCCCCACTGCTGGGGATGTTGCTCTTTTTAATGACTCAAGCCTTGCAGACTGTGCATGGACTTTAACAGGCGGAGTGACTTTAACTGTTGATGAAATTGTGATAGAAGACAATTACGAATTTCAAGTTATTCTTAATGCTCAACCAACAATAAAGGGTATGTATCTTGGAGGAATCCTAAACGCAGGTAGTTCCGGCGTAGTCATATTTGAACAAGGTTCGGCACCAAATTACTTTGGCTCATACAAAGACTACAACGAACGGTTTCTTTTGCTTGGTGACAACGCTTCCTATGTAGGAAATGTGATTTTTTCTTTCGACAGTTCAACATCAACACCCATTACAAAATTTGACGACGGTTCACACCCCATTGTTAGGTTAAACGCTGGAAAATTTGCACCAAATTATGTTACCCCAACCGGAACTTCCGGCAAAGCATCATTTGTTAGCATGGAGATTTCCGCAAGTGCATCTTTTGAACCGGAAGGTGACCTTGTTGATAATGACCGGTTAAAGGTGTTTGATTTTACAGTATTTAATGCCACAGCGATAAATACTGTGAACTTTGGGCTTGCGACAACCGAGTTCACTGCGTCAAGTAGTGGCGTAGTGCTACCTACCCACAACGCAACAGGTTACTCTTCCACATTCCAAGCCTACTATCGAAAAATTGTGCTTAAAGCAGATACTCATGGCGATAAAATTTTACTTGCCGATAACACTTTTATTTCTGTGGAAGAATTTGAAATTCAAGACGGATGTATGCTTGTGGGACCAAAAACTGTGGATGCACAAGGTTCCGACATACGAAGTATTGTTCCCCCCAAAATAAGGGGGTCTTGGTCGTACAGTCAAATTAGTCCCGGTATTTATCGAAGTCCCCGACACGCTTCCGGACCAATTGACCTTATCAACGGAAATGTTCACATTACTGGAAAATTAAATGTCGATGGTTTGATTGACCCAACAGGTTTAGAATTAGACCCCGTTAGTTCAAATCCGGGTGGCGTAGCCGCTAACACGCTTTGGCTTAACAGTGCGGATAGCAACAAATTGTATCTTGGCTCAAGCGAAATCGGTGCGGGTGCGGGTTCTCAAGGCCCAGCAGGGCCGCAGGGTCCAGCCGGAGCAGATGGGGCCGACGGAACCGATGGCACAGACGGGACTGATGGTACAGACGGAGCAGATGGTGCAGATGGCGCACAAGGCCCAGCCGGACCAGCAGGTGCAACCGGACCTGCGGGTCCACAAGGCCCACAGGGTCCACAGGGTCCGGCGGGAGCCGATGGAAACGACATTGACATTTCAGCCTTGCCTGCCAACACTGCGATTCGTGATACCGACCTACTTCTTTTAGACGACGGGGCTAACGGCACCAATAGGAAAGTCACCTTCACCGAGGTCAAGGAATGGGCGAGAGGGGGTGGAGTTCCAAGCACCCAAAGCGGGAGAAGCAATGGTGGTATCAACCAATTGGCGATTCGTGATTCAAGGAATGATGGAGATGTCCACCCCAACGACTTCCCTGTAAGGTCTGTTTCGTTTGATTTTACTGACGACATAACAGGCTCACCGAACCAATGGGATTCAGTTATGACTATGAAAGGTT